ATAGCCGTGTTGCAAGCAATCCAATCTACAAAGACCGCAGCCACTTTTTAGTGATTGCCTCACAAAAAGAGCTACGGCAATAATTACCCAAAAAACGCATACAACTGATTTAACGTATTTTCATCAGTTGTATCGTTAAAAATATGCTTGATAGCTGCACTAATTAATGCCTTGTAACAGCTTTCAAACTCTGCTTGTTCCATATTCCCATAACTCAAGGATTGCGCCTCAATCCTCAAATCCCCTTTAATGTTGTATGTGGATTCGTAAAACCCCGCCAATACCGTTAGATGCTTGCGAAAGGTGTCAAATTGCTTGCGTTCATCAAAGTGTTCCCATTCTGTTTTATCTGCGGCCCAATGGTTAAAACAGAATTTAAAAAAGGCGAACACTTTACGATGAAAGGCTGGATTACGCGTGCGTTTGAGTTCTATCTCATAAATCTCACCATTTTTGAATGATTGTAAATCTGGCAAGTACATTTCATCGGCTGGACAAAATACTCCACCCGCATTTTTCATCATTGGAATAATCATTCCCGATACTCCACACCTAAATCCTCTAACCCAAAATAACCGCAAGATTTTGTTCGATTTACTGCACTGTATTTACTTACCTGCGGAAACGGTATCGGCTCAATTAAGTGACCGTTACAGCGAAAACGATCGTCATCCCATTCGCTACTCGATATAAAATAATCTGGCGTATAAAAATCCTCTAATTCCGCACCGCACTTCGGGCATTTGTAGCTTGTCATTGCAACGCCCCTTTCATCATCGCTATCAAGCTATCGCGCGCCTTATCAGCCTTCGCTTTATCGTAAAAACTTGATTTTACTGGAATCATCTTTGGAATATCCTCAAAAGGAAAATTCGACCGCACTTTTTCTGCCGCTTCTGTGAGTAATTTCGGAATAGCTTTCAACGTGTCCTCTTCCGATTTTTTCTTGCACTTTTCGTACAGATTTTTAAGCAACCAAAATTCTACTTTTGAACGATATTGAAATTCATCCCGATTGAATCGGGCATAGCCTAAGAAAGTTTTATAGCGTTGGTATAATTCTGCTTCGTTCGGTAAACCCAATACGTGATAGTCTTCACTGCACCAAGCAATAAATTGTCCGACACTTGGGAAAAATGGACTTTCGGAACCTGCTGCACGATCCAATCCTCGTTTTAATGCCAATGGGGTCATCACATCAGCTTTGATCAATTCTTCAAGCCATACTTGCTTGGTTTCGTTGTAAGTCTCAATGCTGTCAAATGCTTGTTTCCAAGCGGGGAAAAGCGACTTCAATCGGGTAAACATCCGGTCAATTAATTTCGTTGCATTGCTGGAAACATCGGATTTTTCGACCGCACTTTTCTGAGTTGGTGTGATTGCGTTCATCGTAAATACTCCGGAATTAAACTTGGATCGACGTTTAATTTTCTTCCCACTCCCCATGTGCCGTTATCGGCGAAAGGGTCATTACTTGCACTTGAGTTTACCGTTCGATTAGGTAAGGACTTCAGAGCAAATAATCCGGTGTAGGTGTTGGCGATAGATTGATCCAAAATCGCCCTAGCCAAATCAGGACTTCCCCCACAGAGTTTTTCCAAGCCTCGCAAACATCGCTTAATCGTATCTTCAGTTTTAATTTCCGCCCGCTTGGCTTTACGCATTCGGCAATAAGCGATCCATGTCTCACGATCGACATAATCAGGCAAAGGAATATTTTCTGCGTTGATTTTCCCATTTGCAGGCGTAGCCGATTCCCCTTGGGGGGATATAGGGGGGTGATTTTGTATAGTGTTTTTATTGTTATTTTGTGTGTGAACTTTTTTCACCAGATCTGATGAACTTTTTTCACCAGATTGTTCTGATGAACTTTTTTCACCAGTTTGTGAAATCTCAAATGCTTTTACTGAATAAGTATTCAATTTGCGTTCACCGCCTGAACGCTCAAGTAAACCCATTTGAACAAGACTTTCACAAGCAGTAATCACAGAACGATTGCTTAACCCTGTCACTTCCATAAATTGACTTACTGAAATGTTGTCTGAGTCTTTATTCCACCCCTTAGTTTTGCGTACAACATACAAATAACATTTAAGTTCTGCGCAAGTGAGTTTTGCTAGTAATTCATCAATAACAGAATTTGGAATTTGGAATGAATTAGGAATAAATTTACTCATTACGCCGCCACCTTTTCTTGTATAAATTTGCCGTTCCATGTTACTTTCATCGGCAACAACCCTTTTGTGTACCACTCATAGAGTTTCGCCGCGCCTTTTTTAAGTAACGTTGGCTTATATTTGATAATCGAATCGCAACCATGCGGGATAAACTCGTTTGCTTCTTCGGTCATATACACATCACGAGCATAAGACGTTACACGCCATTCACCTCGCTGATCTCTGTAAAGCCAGTTCTTTTTCTGTAAAAATGCGTTGATTTGCGTTGAATTTACGCCATTCAGACCTTTTACAAATTGAGGTGCAGTCATCCCCGCTCGAAAGTAATTACTCATCGCTTCAATGCATGCGGCTTTCTGTTTATTTTCCAGCTTTAAAATCTCTTCCCGCTCAACAGATTCCGCCAACTCACGCAATGCTGCGGAGTAGGTTTGTGGTAAAAGTGCGGTCGAATTTTGATGACTTACCAAACTGTCAAATGTGCGAATAACGTATAAGTGGAATTTCAGACTGATCCACATTGCGTAAGCGTAAACAAGTTCCTTACTTACGAACGTTCCAAGTCCTTGTTTTATAAAGATAGACGGAATTCCGTCTTTTGAAATTTCGCCGATTAACTCTTGTGTTTGCTGATTTGATAACCAATAAGCGGGACGATGACGACTTTCACCGCCACTTGCTTGATGTAAATCATTTAAGCAAAACCGACCTTGTTCATCTTGGCGAATTTGTGTATCATAAAGGTGTATTTGATTTTGCATAAAATCTCCATAGTTGAACCACGGTGTCCGCCGTGGTTTTTTATTGCGGCTTATACAAAGAAATAGCCAACTCAACAGAGTGCTGAGTTGCCGATAAATGCTTACTCAATGCTTGACGGATTTTGTCTTCTTCTTGTGAAGTGATTTCACCGTCTTCTAACGCCTTTTCTAATAAAGCAAACAACAAGCCGCGCGCAGAAAGCTCGTGCAGTTGTAAATTAGCAAGCTCAACCTTGTCTAATTCATCCTCTGCCACATTAGGTACAAAACGACCACCAGCGGTACGGCAAAGCTCATCGATAAAATCAGTGCATCCATACTCAAGTTGCAGTGCGATCAATTCTTCATTTTTGAATCGTTGGCCCTTTATTTGATAAAGGCGATTCTTTAATTCACTTTCGGTAAAACCTAGGAATCCTGCTACCGCACTTCTCCCCCCAGGAATCCGATCAATCATTTCGATAATAACTTTCTTCATTTCCATAATTTTTGCCTTATTTTTATGGTTTTCTTTTGGGTAAAGGTTGGTAAATTAATCCCACAAATCAGGACGTAATTCGGATTTCTTGACTTTTCCAGCTGTAAGTTCTTCAATCTTTGCGCAACGTTCCGCAGGTACCTTTTCACGCCACTTGGAAACAGCCCAAGGGGTAAGATTGAAATGTCGAGCCATAGCCGAAATACCGCCCACGATTTCATAAGCTTTTTCGATTGGTAGCATTCAAACCTCTTTGCTCTATTTAAAGTAGCGCAATTCTACTACCAAAAATAGAATTGAATCAACTATTTTAATTTTGTATCTTCTACCTTTAGTAGAATAAGGGAGCATCTATGACAGATTTAGCAAGCCGACTTAATGAATTAATGGCTAAACAAGGCAAAAATATTGTGGATTTACAAAAAGCTATTGGCGTAACCTATGAAATGGCTAGACGTTACACTTTAGGCACTGCAACCCCGAGAGATAATAAAATTGAAGCTATGGCGAAGTACTTTGGAGTTACCCCTGCTCATTTGAAATACGGAGCGGCTGATTCTTTAGAAAATCAAGTAACTTCCAATGTGAAAGACGTTGGCTCATTCGACTTATG